GGCGGTGCAGCGTTCCGTAGCGACTGCGAAAACGAGCAAACAGACCGACTATCAGCGATTGGCCCCCGATACGGGTGCTCGACAATTGAATACGTGCGTTCAGCGAGTAGCAGTTACAGACTATCCACATTTATCTGTAATGGCTAAAGACTTCACAGGTCGGGAGTCTCGGGGGTCACTATGCTTGAATTAAAAAGAATAGGATAATTCAATCCATTCATTGAACACCCTATAAGGACTCAATATGGAAACTCAACCGAAAAAAACGACAAAGTTCGGCAAGGGCAATCCCGGAAAGCCGAAAGGTGCTGTAAACAAGAACACAGCAGAGATTAAAGACATGATCCGTCAGGCTTTGGATAAAGCTGGCGGCGTTGAATATCTCGTAGAACGCGCACAAGACCCTAAAACCGCTTCGGCTTTCCTTGGGCTGGTGGGTAAGGTTCTTCCAATGACATTGGTCGGTGATGCTGACAACCCGTTGAACCTCGGAATGCGTATTGAGTTTGTCAATGAACGTCCAACTCCCTGATTACGCAAGGGAGCTATTCAAGCCATGTCGGTACAAGGTATTGCATGGTGGACGTGGATCGTCTAAGAGTTGGACGATTGCAAGGGTTCTCCTGATCCTGGCAGCACAGAAGCCACTTCGCATCCTTTGTGGGCGTGAAGTACAGAAGTCAATCAAGGATTCTGTTCACAGGCTTCTGTGTGACCAGATCACTGCAATGAACCTTGGCCCCATGTTTGAGATTCTGGAAACAGAAATCAGGGGTAAGAACGGTTCAATGTTCCTCTTTGCTGGTCTGGCTCAGCACACAGTCGAATCCATCAAGTCGTTTGAAGGTGTCGATATTGTGTGGATTGAAGAAGCCCAGGTCGTTACGAAACGATCATGGGACGTTCTTACTCCGACGATCCGTAAAGCTGGCTCTGAAATCTGGCTCAGTCTGAACCCTGACATGGACACGGATGAGACTTATCAAAGGTTCGTCGCCAATCCTCCTTTGAATGCTTTTGTCCGTCAGGTTAATTGGAGAGAAAACCCGTGGTTTGGGCCTGAACTGGAAGCAGAGCGACAAGAGACACTGAGGCGTGATCCAGATGACTATGAAAACATCTGGGAAGGTGTACCCAAACGGGTCGCAGAAGGCGCTATATACGCTGCTGAGATTGATCGGGCATATACAGAGGGACGGGTGAGGTTAGTTCCTTACGATCCTCTTTTGTCTGTTCACTGGGTGTTCGACCTTGGGTGGAACGATTCGATGGTTATCGGTGCTTTCCAGCGTAGAGCCAGTGAGATAGCTTGCATCGATTACATAGAGGATTCGTTCAGGACTCTTGACTATTACATAGCCGAGATAGAGAAGAAACCTTATAGAGTTGGAACATACTTTATACCTCACGATGGACGGTCAAGGGACTTCAAGACCGGAAAATCCACTCAGGAGATATTGGAAGGGATGGGAAAGACTGTCGTTGTTCTTCCCCAGATGAGCATTGAAGAGGGCATCAAGGCGACTCGAATGATGTTCCCTCGCGTTTACTTCGACAAGGAAAAGACAGACAAGCTCTTAGAACATCTCAAGAGATACCGCAGGACAATCAACCTCAGAACGAATGAACCGGGCGCACCATTGCATGATGAACACTCTCATGCAAGTGATATGTTTCGTTATGCAGCAATGGCAGTGGATCAAATGGGCAACGCTGAAACAGCCAAACCAATTAACTACAAGCGCAGATTCTTAGCTTAATTGACCACTCATTAATTGACGGGGATAATTCAGCCATGAAAGACGAACTGCAATCCTTGTTCCGCATGGCAATCATGGGTCGCCCTGATGCTGCTGAGAAACTGGCAGATTTCATCATTGACAATTTCGAGCCTAAGAAACAGGTTGAAACTGTCATTGTCGAAGTCAAGAAACCCACACGCAAAAAGGCCGAATAATGGCAAAGATGGATGAAGCCCAACTATTGAACATCCTTCAGACTAAGGAGGATGACGCTTCATCCTATGTCTGGGGGCAATTGGGTCAGGAACGTGAGACCAATATGCGCCAGTATCACCGACTTCCCTATGGGAACGAGGAAGAAGGCTGGTCACAGATCGTCACTTCAGACATTCAAGATACGGTTGAATGGATTCTTCCTGACCTTCTGGATGTGTTTGTCTCCACTGACAAAGCGGTGGTGTTTGAGCCCTCCAAGCCTCAGGATGTAAAAGGCGCAGAACAGGCGACCGACGCGGTGAACCATGTGTTTCACAAGCAGAACAATGGTTTCCTGACGCTCTACACCGCATTTAAAGACGCTCTGATTGTCCGCAACGCTGCAATCATGTGGCGCAAGGAAACAAAGACCGACATTCAAAAGACACCGTTCCGCGCTGCACCTCCTGAAGTCCTGGCACTGATGGAAGCAGAAGGGATGAAAGTCGAGGTAGAGGGTAAAGAGGTTGTGATGACACCTCAAGGCCCGGTTGAACTGGCTACGGGTACAGCTTCAGTTGAACAAAAACGAGACGTCATCAAGGTAGAGGCATTCGAGCCTGAAAACTTGCTCGTTGATCGTCGGTGGACATCTCCGCTTCTTCAGGACTGCCCGTATGTCTGCCGGATGATCGAAGTCACGTTGTCAGACCTGCATGAGATGGGTTACGACGATGTGACCGCTGAAGAGCTAGGCGGCTCTGATGGTGCTTCGTTCTCTGCTGATGCGTCTTTCCGCCTGAACAAGATCGGGCAGTCTGATGCAGAGTTCGCAGTCGGACGACAGGCCAACACAGACCCAGATGATCCATCCTTGACTAAGGGATGGTTGAGGATTGAGTTCGTCCGAGTGGACTTCGATGGTGATGGGACTTCTGAACTGCGGTGCATCTATCGCGTGTCAGACAAGATCCTGAAGAACGAGCCAATCTCCCACATTCCCATTGCCACAACCTCCCCGATGATCAATACGCATCGTTGGGATGGCATGTCTATTGCTGATGTGGTGAGCGACCTTCAGTTGTTGCATACCGAACTGATGCGTCAGTCTCTCAATTCTCTGTACTTGGCAAACAACCCGCGTACAAAGGTTCTGACTGATGCCAACTGGTCACCAATGGCGAACATTGATGATCTTTTGGACTCTCGCCCAGGTGGTTTGATCCGTCAACGCGATCAAAACGCTGTTATCGAGCATGTGACACCGTATGTCGGCCAACAGGCTATGCCCATGCTGGAGTACCTGCAAGGCATGCGCGAGAACCGTACAGGGGTCACACGCTACAACCAAGGGCTAGATGCTGACAGCCTGAACAAGACAGCCACAGGCATCAAACAGATCAAGACAGCAGGACAGCAGCGGATCAAGCTGATTGCCCGTATCTTTGCCGAGACTCTGATTAAGCCTTGTATGCAGGGGATTCTCAAGCTGTTGACTGATGGCGGCATGGAGAAGCTGGCATTCCGCTTGCGCGGTGAGTTCGTGGAGTACGACCCGAACGAATGGCGGGACTCTTACGACACGACCATCAATGTCGGGTTGGGAACGGGTGACCGTGAACAGCAGATGCTCTACCTGAACCAGATTCTCGGCCAGCAGATGACCATGATTCAGGGTGGACTTGGCAACATCATCGTGACCGAAAAGCAAGTGTTCAACACTGTCTCAAGGATGGTTGAAGCTGCTGGCTACAAGAACACCGGAGACTTTTGGACGAACCCTGAACAGGCTCCGAAAAGCGTCGAACAGAAAAAGCAGGAACAGTCTCAATCCGCACAAGCACAGATGCAACAAGCCATGCAGATGGAGATGGCGAAGATTCAGGCCAAGGCACAAGCTGACATGGCTCTGTTCCAGCAGAAGTTGCAGTTGGAGCTTGAGAAAGAACGTCTACAGGGCCAGATCAAGATGGAAGAACTCCGCGCCAATCTTGAACTACAGGCAGCAAACGACGAACGCGATGCACAGCGGGAAATGATGAAGGCTCAATACGAAGCACGATTGGCCGAAGTGGATCGGGAATTGAAGCGTTACCAGATTGACGCTGACAACCAAACCCGAATTACGGTTGCACAGATCAATCATTCAATGCCAATGATGCCAGCACAAGTATGACCAACCAGCAAATTGCACAACAAGGACTAGAGGCTAATCAAGTCCTTGACAATCCCGTATATCAAAAGGCAATGGCCTCCTTAAAGGAGGAAATTGTCCGTCAATGGAAAGAATGCCCAGTTCGTGACAAAGAAGGGCAGCTATTGTTGCTTCAATTGGCGAAATTGGCAGATAAGTTTGATGGAATCTTGCGCGGAATGCTGGAAAGTGGCAAACTCGCACAGCATCAAATTGATCTTGACAGTGTGCGAAATGAAAGCACATTACGCCGAATGATCAGAAAAGCAGCGTAACCACATGCGCTAATTGGCCTCTGTTGTGAAACATGCCGCAATGACCGGGGTGTGGGATTCCCGGACGTTAGACCACAGGTGACACATGGACGGACACGCAGACAACGCACCCGCCAACCTAGAAAGTTTGGCTGATTTCCTGAGCGACACTCCTGAAGAGGAATCGCAAGATCAGGAAATGGCCGATGACACTGAATCCGAAGAGGACACTCAGGACGAGTCATCAGAATCTGAATCTGACGAAAAGGAAGAGTCTGACGAGGAATCGGAAGATGAAGCCAAAGCGTCAAGTCAGGCACCTCAGATATTCAAGGTAACCGTCAAGGACGCAGACGGGAATGATCAGGAGATGGAAGTCCCATCTGACGAACTGGTCAAGGGCTATCAACGACAAGCCGACTACACCCGCAAGATGCAGAGTCTTGTGGATCGTGAAAGCAAGGCGTTGGAGTTCGTGCAGGAAAAGGTCAACGAATCCCGCGAACACTATTTGCAGCAGGCTCAACTAGCCCAAGCCGCAGTAGCACAGTTGGCAGGACTCAAGACCGAACAGGAAATGGCCGCTTTGGCTAATTCCGATCCTGCTGCTTGGGTAGCGGAGAAACAACGCCAGGAAGCCATCAGGGGCTTGCTTGGGAATCTCGGTGGTCGTATGCAGGCAGAAATGCAGCAACGACAGCAAGAGGCGCAACAGGCACAGCAACGGGCCATGCAAGCCGCATATGACAAGACTTGGCAGGTACTCTCGAAAGAGGGAATCGACAAGCCTAAATTGGCCAATATCTACCAGAAAGCATCCGAGAAATACGGATGGACTCCTGAAGAGTTGGGTCAAGTGTATGACGCTCGTGTGATCCAGATGATGCGCGACGCAGTGAGTTATCGAGAGCTTCAGGCCAAAAAGACTGAAGTCACCAAGAAGGTCGATAAAGCACCTCCATTACCAACCCGTAACACACCGAAAGCGTCTGAACGTCAGTCGCAGAAGGTGAATGAAAAGTTCAGGGGTGGCCGCGCCAAATTGGGCGATCTGGCTTCGTTCCTGGCATCTCATCGTTGACATACTTTTTTCTAGGAGCCTGACATGGCACAACCATCAAACCTTTATGACAAGTTCGACCTCAAGGGCGACCGCGAGGATTTGACAGACAAAATCTACAACACCAGCCCGACAGAAACTCCTGTTACGACTGGTTTTGGTCGCACCAAAGCAACCAACACTTATCACGAGTGGCAACGTGACGCACTGGCATCTGCCAACAAGGACAACGCCCTGATTGATGGCGATGACTTTGCAGCAGAGGCGCAGGTCGCAACAGAGCGTATCGGCAATCATTGCCAGATCTTCTCTAAGCGTCCTGCTGTGTCTCGCCGTGCCAATCTGGTGAAGAAAGCCGGTCGCGGTGCTGAATCGGCATACCTCAAGGCAAAGGCCATGCTTGAGATCAAGCGTGACATTGAAGCCGCGGTTCTGTCCAACAACGCTGCTGTGGCTGGTAACTCTTCCACTGCAAGCAAGCTGGGTGGTCTGGGTGTGCAGGTTTACACCAACATCAGTTCTGGTGCTGGTGGTTCGACTGCTGCTCACACAAGCGGCGCTCCTACCACAGCCCCCACTGCTGGCACGAACCGTGCTTTCACCGAGACACTGCTGAAAACCGTCATTCAGTCTGCCTACACAAACTCCGGTGAAATTCCCCGTCAGGTTGTGATGTCTCCATCTCACAAAACCACTTTCTCGGGTTTTGCTGGTATTGCGACAAACCGATATCAGGTCGGCAAAAAGGAACAGGCTCGCATCATCGGCGGTGCTGACATCTACATGTCTGACTTCGGTGAACTGGAAATCGTGCCTCACTACATCATGGCTGGCTCGAACACCGTTTTCCTGTGCAACCCAGAATATGCCGATCTGGCATTCTTGGACGGGTTCCGCACGGAAGAAATGGGTAAGGGTGGTGATTCTGATCGTGTGCTGATTACTGCCGATGTGACCTTGGCGGTGCGTGCAGAGAAATCTTTCGCAAAGATTGCCGATTTGAGCGCTTGAGTAATGGGCGCTTAACAAAGAGGGAACTTCGGTTCCCTTTTTTATTTCAATCGTAGATAATTAACCATCTTCACCAACGCAGGAATTGCGCCGTGGAACTTAAAGCAAACGTCACAATAGACGAAGGGTTTGATGCCTACGGCACTCATAAATCCCTGACATTTGAAGGCGATCAATTGATCGTCAAAACATCGTTTGATGCTCAACCTCTCATTGAGGAAGCAAAAGCCATGCGGAACGCTACTGCTGGCGAACGATGGGGGGATATGCGCCGAGTCGCAACAATTCCTATGGCTGTCTATGCCAAGGCAATCCAGATCAAAGACAACCGGGAACGGCAGAAGTACCTGAAAACGTACCTCCAGCAAAACCCGGCTTTCGTGACATTTGACAAGTACCTCAAATGATTACGACTTACACCGAATTGCAGGCTGCAATTGCCAGCCAAATGCACAGGACTGACTTAACGTCCAAACTCCCTGACTTCATCCAACTTGCTGAAAAACTGATCTTCCGCGAGTTGAGTGTTTCCGAGCTGGAGACTTCCACATCTGGATCGGCAACTGAGTTCATTGCCTTTCCTGCTGATCTGGGTGAAATCAACCGCCTTGAAATTACTTTTGGCGGGATGAAATCTACCATTGATTACACCTCTCCCAATGGTATTGAAGGGTTGACCACATCACCAGGTGTCCCGGCAAGGTACACAGTCCAAGGCAATCAGATTCGCCTGATCCCGGCCCCATCAGGGACGATTACCTACACCCTGTATTACACCCCCAACGTCACACCTCTCTCAGACATCAATTCAACGAACTGGATTCTTGAGAACGCTCCTGACCTCTATTTGTACGCAGCTTGCGTAGAGGCTGCGCGTTATCTGTTTGATGACGAATCAGTGGGACGTTATCGGGACTATGTGGCCGTTCTGTTGGATTCAGTCCGCAGGAAAGACGAACGTCGTCGCTTGTCTGGATCAGGCGCTTTACAAATTAAACCGAGGAATGCTGTATGAGTGTCGAATCAGCAAGTTTCATCAATCAACTGAACGAATCTAACCCCACTTCAAGCGATTTGAAGTCGGAGGGTGACAACCATATTCGTTTGTTGAAAAGTACGCTAAAAACCACGTTTCCGAACGTCACAGGGGCGGTTACTCCCACTCACACACAACTTAACTTTGTCGCTGGTGTGACGAGTGCCATTCAAGACCAGTTGAATCGGACTCTTCGTCAATCAGGTGGGTCTGCTGTTAACGCTCTCCCTGATGCTGCTACCAGGGCAAGCAAGGTTCTTTCTTTTGACGCAAGTGGTCATCCTGCAACGACTATCGCAACGGTTGACCTAGCTAACGCTGTCACAGCAGCAAGCAACGCATCAGCAAGCGCAATAGCCGCAGACGCAAGCGCAGACGCGGCAGCATTGAGTGCCATTGCAGCCGATGCCAGTGCAGACGCAGCCGCAGCAAGTGCCGCGTCTATCGCTGGTGGCCCTGTTGCATCGGTCAACGGCATGACGGGCGTTGTGACGGGTGTTGCTACCCTGACCGGCACGGAAACGCTGACAAACAAGACCATCAACATCGCCAACAACACGCTGACCGGCGTGCAGGCAACGCTGGTCAGCGGCACCAACATCAAGACGATTAATAGTCAGTCTGTTCTCGGCTCTGGAAATATTGCAATTACTTCATCTTTAACACTGATTGCATCAACAACTATTGGTTCGGCTGTCGCCAATGTCGATTTTTTATCGTCTTTCAGCTCGACATATGACGACTACCTGATCGTTCTTGACAACATCGGTTTCAGTGCAAGCGATGCGCTGCGCATTCGCTTTGCAAACAGCGGGACAGTTGATTCCACTGCATCAAATTATCGCAATCTGAACATGGTTGCGTCCGGTACGGCGTGGACTGTTGCCGCCTTGGCCGATGACAAAGGGTTGATAACCAATTCAACTTATGCCAGCACCATTAAAAGCAGTGTCTGCATTTACGTTTTCAACGCAAACAGTACAAATCACAAACAGCTTGCATCTGAGTGCGTCATTACGTCCGGCACCGCCACAGTGATGGAAAAACTGGCTATGAATTACATCGGTGGCGCTGTGTCTGGTGTTCGCTTTTTCGGCACAAACGGAACCAATCTCACGACCGGAAATTTCCGCATTTACGGGCTGCAAAAATCATGATTAAAGTTTTGGACAATGGCGTAGAGCGAAATGCAACACCTGAAGAAATTGCCGAAATACAAAAAAGGCAATCTGCATCAGATTTGCAGAACAGGGCTGCGCGAAAAACAGCAATCCTCGCTGAACTGGCAAGCATTGACCTGAAGAGCATCCGGGCCTTGCGTGAAGGCAACCAGCAACGCATTGCCGAGCTGGAATCCCAAGCCGTGGCCCTGCGGGCAGAGCTGGCCGTGCTGTGAAATCAGTCGATCTTCGTTCCAACATGGAGCAGGTCTACAACCAAGGCGCTGACCCGGCGTGCGGCCCGTTTGCTGTGGCGAATGCTTTGGATTGCGTGTGGGAACGGGCAACAGGCAAGCAGACCCGCTTTGACCCCTATCACCTGTGGGATTGGTCACGCTGGCACCGTGGGCTGGCTGGTGTCAGCACTGGCTCGACCTTTGACAGCCTTGAGCGAGCCACTCGGTTGAACGGGATGAAGCTAGGCAATGACGTGCTGATGGGCTTTCGGCTGATCCGTACTCGCGTGAATGACCGGAGTTACACCGAAGTCAAACACCTGTTGGCGATGGGCATGCCTGTGGTCATGGAGATCAAAGTCACGCCTGACGTGGACAACCTGTCCGGCCCTTGGAGAACACACCAGATCGGCACGGATACGTCCGTCACACGTGGTCAGCACTACGTGTCCATTGTTGGCTATGACGATGACGCTGGCCGGTTCCTAGTCGAAAACTCATGGGGGCCGGGATGGGGAGATGGTGGGTTTTTCGGTATCCCTTACGAACGCATGCCCCTGCTGACTGAATCGCTCCAGCACTTCAACCAGACCCCGATCGAACCCAAAAAGATGGAGGGCTACACCGTGCCTGCATTCATGCTGACAGCCGACAAAGCGGCTTTCGTTGATCGCTCAAAAGACGCATTGCTCAATCACTTGATGACTGCATTCTCCGGTGGGACTCAGAGCCTCATCGATGAGTGCATCAAGTGGGGGGTGTCTGACAAGCACCTCGAAACCCTTGCAGGTTGGGAGCGTGGCGCTGTGCGTGGGTTCAAGGCTGACAACCCCGGACTCAAGTGGGATGGCTTTACCTGGGATCAGCTATGACCATCATCAAGATACCAGACTGCGGCAAGGGCTGGAATGCCGATCAGATGCCCGAGGAATTGGGTGACGGTGTGTGGAGCCGCGTGGAGAACATGCGGTTTCGTAACGGGTTTGCCGAGCGATTCAGGGGGATGACTAACGTATTCACAACCCCGACGATTACGCCTTACTTCATCACACCCTACCAGATCAATACATCTAAGTATTGGGTCTATGCAGGCACTCAAAAAGTGTTTGCTGATGACGGTACTACACAGACTGAAATAACGCCTGCCAGCGCCTTTACAGGGGCCGCTGATGACCGTTGGACAGGCGGGACTTTGGGTGGCATTCTGGTTCTTAACAACAGCGTGAATGTCCCTCACTACTGGAACGGGAACACAGCTAACGATCTGGTTTCTCTGACGGGCTGGAATGCCAATTGGCGGTGTGCATCTCTGCGTCCGTTCAAAAACTATTTGATAGCAGTAGATATCACCAAGTCAGGTACTCGCTACCCACACATGGTCAAGTGGTCGCACTCTGCTGACCCCGGCACCATCCCGACCTCTTGGGACGAAACGGACGTTACAAAGGACGCAGGCGAACAGGACTTGGCAGAAACGCCTGACCTGTTGGTAGATGCTCTCCCAATGGGTGATGTGATGATCATCTACAAGGAACGCTCCATGTACGCCATGTCTTTCATTGGACAGCCGTACATCTGGCGATTCCAGAAGCTTCCTGGTGATTCCGGGATGCTGTCTAGGGGGTGTGGAGTAGCTACACCTGTTGGGCATGTTGTCTTGACTGCTGGAGATGTGATCGTCCATCAAGCACAAGGCGTTCAATCGATTGCGGACTCGCAGGTTCGTAAGTACATCTTCAACAACATTGACAACACGAACTTCCGAAAAGCGTTTGTCACATCGAATCCTCAGAAAAATGAGGTCTTAATCTGCTTCCCTCAAAACGGCTCAACCCTTTGCGATAAGGCTGCTGTCTGGAATTGGCAAGATAAGACATGGGGTTTGCGTGATCTGAACAACGTCACTTATGGCGCATTTGGTCAGGCCAATATCACCAATGTTTCGACAACTTGGGACACTGATTCAAGTTCTTGGGATTCAGACGCTTCCGAGTGGAACGAAAACGAATATGCACCCAACGAGGCTAGGCTGATTCTTTGTCGGACAACTCCGGCAATTACCGCCTTTGATACTGGAACGAGTGACTTCGGGGTTAACTTCAGAGGGATTCTCCAAAGAGAGGGAATGTCTCTCGGTGACGGATATTCAAACAAACTTCTGAGAACAATCTATCCAAAGATTGACGCAGCTTCAGGAGCTGTCATTCAAATTGAAGCTGGTTCCGCCATGAATCCAGATCAATCCCCAAGTTGGCAACCTGCTGTCAATTTCACCGTGGGAACAGATCACAAGGTAGATATATTGGTCACAGGCAGATATTTAAGCCTTCGATTGACTTCCACCGGGCCGGAACAATGGCGAGTCCGTTCTATTGATTTGGATGTTGTTGGAACAGGGGCTTACTAATGTCCCGCTATTTAAGTAAAATCCCGCCAACGGAATCACAATTGCTTCGTGATTTCATTGCGAGGGAATTGGAAGAAATATCCCGCGCACTGAGCGAACCTAATCAGTTCCTCACTCTGGACACGTCTTATAAGACACCCAGCAAGGTACGAGAAGGAATGATTGTTCTTGCTGACGGCGTTAATTTCGACCCTGGCAGCGGTGCAGGGTTCTATGGTTATCGCGGTGGTTCTTGGCGTTTTCTGGGGTGAATTATGTTTGGTCAAATTCTTGGCGGTGTTTTGGGTGGTTTGTTTGGTGGTGAAGAGGAAACTCAATCAGGGCCACAACTTGATCCACGTCTTGCGCGTCACTATTACGGAGAAGATGGCAACTCCGGGGTATTGGGTGACGCTGCAAAAATTTATCAAGCCCAAATGGCTACTGGTGGACTCAACCAGAACCAGCAGGCCGGACTAGAGCAACTGAGACAACTCTATACCTCGCCATTTGCTTTTGCTGGCTATAACCGCATGGGTTCAATGGCCCAAGCCATGCAGGACAAGTACGCGAAAAAGTACGGTCTGGACATGGGGCAGTTCCAAGGCTTTCAGCCTCAGATGCAGTCCGAGACTCCGGTGATCCGATCCACTGCGATCCCAACGATGAACCCGTTCGGTTTCGTCGCACTCCAGCCAGCACCGACAGCCAGCAAGCCGAAAGAAGTAGACGACTTGGCTTTGTCCAACCGTTTCGCATAAGGGGCAATCATGGCCTTTTCACAACAAGACATCATCAACGCCTACAAGCAAACCGTGGGCGCTGGTGGCATGAGCGAGGCTGATTTTGTCAATCAAGCCATGAATCAATATGGCGTGTCGGCTGATCAACTCAGATCGGCTCAATCTGCGATCCTTGCTCCACAGTCGGCTCCACAACCTTCAGCACCAGCAGACCGATTCACACCAGAACAATACCAAGCTGCAAACCAGTGGGCTAGTGGCAAATCTGGTGACCAGATTCTGTCCAAGGCATCTGAGCTTGGCTTGACAGCCGGAGAACTAGGCAAGGTGTTCGGTCAGTTTGGTGGAACTGGTCAGCAAGTCCAAAACGTCACAGGCTACGGTGCTGGCGGTCAGATGGCCGATGGATCGAAGGCATCTGATTGGACGTATGACCAGACAGCAGGATGGTCAAAACAACAGAAGAAACCCGTCACACAACAGGGCGTGATGGGCATTGGTACTCGTTCAGAGGGTCAACAACCTTTCAACTACGACACCCAAAACCCCTACATGGCTCAGATGGCAAACACCATCTCGCAGCAGATCGGGCAGAACCTTGGCAGAAACATCCTGCCCACTGTCCGGTCAGGCGCTCAAGCTGTGGGCGGTTTTGGTGGTTCACGTCAAGGTGTCGTTGAGGCAAACGTTCTGAATGATGCCTCGCGGGAAATGGCAAATGCCATCACTTCGATGTACTACGGTGACTACAACAACGCCATGAATCGGCAGTTGCAGAAGTACCAAACAGATTCAAACTTTGACCTTGGATTGGGTCAGCTTGCTCTTGGCAACAAGTCTGCTGATAACCAGTATTCACTCGGTCTGGGTCAGTTGGCACTCGGCAACAAGACAGCCGACAACAATTTCAACTTGGGTCAAGGTCAACTGTCAAACCAGATGACATTGGGCAAGATGAATGACGCGACCAACCGTTATCAGTCTGACAACAGCCTAGAGGCTGCAAGGCTGGGTGCTAATGCGTCGATGTCGAACGCTGCGACATCTGCAAACGCTGCGATGAATGCAGCCAACAACAACTACAACCTGGGAATGAGGCAGGCTGACTTGTCTGAGTTGGGGCTGTCTAACCAGATGTTCAGTTCCATGATGCAAGGGCTGGCCGGATTGGGTACAGGTCTGTACAACACAGGCACAACCCAACAGAACGCACCTTGGAACACCCTCGCACAGTTCACCGGGTCAATGAGTGGCTTCACTCCATATGGACAGACGCAAACCACGGGCGGGACTGTCGGTCAGATGATGGGTGGTGCGCTGGCTGGCGCTCAGTTGGGCGGCATGTTTAACAACAACAGTAATCCCTATCAGATGGTCAATTCTGGATCAATCCAGAACACGCCTCAATACCTGTTGAACGGGCTAACATCATGAGCTTACTCGGCACATCCTGGGACGATCCAAAGACCCTCGCAATCCTTAACTTGGCTGGTGGGTTGATGGCAAACCGCAATGCAGGCCAAGGCTTGATGCAAGGCTTGCAGGGGTATCAGCAGACTCTCGCTAATGCGGAAGAGTCCAAATGGCGCAACTCTGAGCGCGAGTACCTGCAAGCCGAACGGCAACGCAAGCAGCGTGAAGCACAGGAAGAACAGCAACGGCAAGCAGCCATCAAAGGTCTGCTGTCTGATGCGTTCCTTCCTGTCAGTGGCTCTCAGGCTATCGGGCTGGATGCGTCTGGGCCAACCGCTGAAAAAGCCTCGTTGATCGGCCAACAAAAGCCCGTCAACTATCAGCAACTGGCTACCCAGATCATCGGCATGGGTGGTGATCCATCCGTACTCAAGACCATTGCGGAGTCAGGCAACTACGGCAAGTCCAAGGTTGCCCGGACGATCAAGGGAATGGGGCCAGATGGCAAAGAGTACGAGTATCAAGTGGATGACTACGGTCAACGAGTGGGTGATGGACTTGCTCAATACCGCGCACCACTGATGCAGGACTTGGGCGGTCAGGTTGCTGCACTTGACCCGTACAGCCTGCAAGCAATGGCGCAGTTCAAGAAAACCATGACCCCTGACGCTCAAGCATCCAACGCGGTTGCATGGGCCAATAACGCAGTCTCACGTGAACGCCTGAACTTTGATAAGGCTGGCGGTGCTGAAGCGGTAAGCGGTGGAAAACCTCAGTTCAAGGACGGTATGTGGGTAATGCCACCTGTCGGCATGAAGCCGGGTCAGGCAGTTCACGCTGTTCAGCCAGTGGCGCAAAAGGAAGCAGTAGAGGCGCTGCAACTGATTGATCAAGCTGAAAAGATCATCCCCAAAGCTACTGGAAGTGGCATCGGCGCTGGTGTAGATGCGGCTGGCCGTCTGCTGGGGTACTCAACTGAAGGTGATCAAGCAATCGGTCAGCTTCAGGCGCTTGAGGGTGCGTTGGTTGCCAAGATGCCCAAGATGTCAGGCCCACAGTCAGACAAAGACGTTTTGCTCTACAAGCAGATGGCGGGTGTGATTGGCGACCCCATGATTCCAGCCGACAGGAAGATGGCTGCTCTGTCACAGATCAAAGAAATTCAGCGCAGGTATGCGGGTGACGCAGCACCTGCAAAGCCTCAGTCTCAGGTCAATTTCATTTACAACCCCGCCACCGGGAAGCTTGAAAGCCGCTGATGCCACAGATCGTCGAAGTCAACGGAAGCCGAATTGAGTTCCCTGATGGCATGGCTCCGTCAGAGATTGAGGCTGCAATCAAGAAAAACTTTCTCAGCATTCCATCTGCAAACAAGCAGGCATCTGCCGCGTTCAATCCAACAGAAGGCATGTCAACCTTTGACAAGGTGGCCGCTGGTGTTGGTAAGGCGATGGTGGATGCGGGTCGCGGTGTTGGTCAGATGTTGGGGCTAGTTGACAGGAACGACATTGCAGAGTCCAGAAAACTTGATTCGGCACTGATGAATACAACATCAGGCAAGGTTGGCAATTTCTTGGGCAATGCAGCCATGATTGCGCCAACTGCGTTGATTCCCGGTGCGTCTACTGTTCCCGGTGCAGCGGCTATCGGGGCTGCGTTTGGATTGGCGCAGCCTAGCGAAAGTACACGCGAAACAATGTCAAACGTGGCTATTGGTGGCGCTGGTGGGGCTGCTGGTCAGTTCGTTGCAAATAAGCTGCCCGGTATGGTTTCTGCTTACGGTCAACGTGCAGCAGAACAAGCAAAGCAAGCAGAGCAAGCAACAGCACAGCGGTTCTCTGCTGCCCAAAAAGGCAATTCCCTTGGGTATGTCATACCACCAGCCGACCTCAACCCCGGCATGATGACAGAGGCACTTTCCGGTCTGTCTGGAAAGATCAAAACCGCACAGGTAGCCAGCCAACGCAATCAAACAGTGTCAGACACCTTGGCTCGTAAGGCTTTGGGCGTGTCAGACGATGTGCCGCTGAATCTGGACACACTGAACAACATCAGGCAGCAAGCTGGTCAGGCCTATCAGGCCGTTTCTAACGCTGGTGTAGTCCAACCATCACAGAGCTACACAAAGGCCTTAGATGACGCAATAAAGCCGTTCATGAGCCAATCTGCATCGTTCCCTAACAGGAAAGTTCCGGCAGTTGTGGCTGACATTGAATCGCTGAAAACAAGTGCTTTTGATGCTGGTGACGCTATCCAGACAATCAAGGTTCTCAGAAACGATGCAGATGCTGCTTATCGTTCTGGCGACAAGCTCGCAGGCTCTGCCTACAAACAAGCTGCCGGAGCTTTAGAGGATGCGATTGATCAGCATTTGACGAAGATTGGCGCTCCATCCGACTTGCTTAAAGGCTATCGGGATGCACGGCAAACCATTGCCAAGACATACACAGTTCAAAAAGCGCTCAACCCTGAAACGGGGTCAATCGATGCAGTCAAACTGGCAAGCGAACTGAACAAGGGAAAGCCACTTTCAGGAGAACTGAAGGACGTTGCAGAGTTTGCGCGAGCATTCCCAAAGGCTGCCCAGGCACTTAAGGAAGCACCAAAGGCTGTCAGTCCTCTCGATTTCGCGGTAGGTCTTACGTCAACCGCTGGAACAGGTAATCCGCTTGCATTGACTTTGCTGGGTGCCCGTCCTGCTGCGCGCAGTCTGCTGTTGAGTGGCCCTGTGCAAAGGTCTGCGCTCAATCCAGGCTATTCGCCATCTGTCACTTCTCGCGTACTTCCATCCTTACTGGACACGGAAGCATTCAAGCTATTGGCGATGCCTTCAACTGTTTCCGCTGGGCTTCTTGGGGCCAATGTCGGTCAATAAGAAGTTTTTTAGCTTACCCGGCTTCATCCATTTCTGAACAGCAATGCGGCCAGGAAGAGCGCAACAGCCAAACAGAAACAGCGCCACCAATGGCTTGAAGATCATGGCTAGGGCGAATGTCATGCCGGGATTATGGGGCAGTGATTCGAAATTTCAAAACAGGTGACGCACGGTGATAAATCCATTATGACTAAAGACAAACTTATTCAAGGCATGTCCCGCGCACTGTGGGACTCTGACCTCGTTGCCACCAGAGTGAGCCTTGCCATTGGCGAGTTTCTCTGGGCGGTCATGTTGCTATGGCCCGGTGACACCTTTGATCGTCCGACTTATGCCGTGATGTCAAAGGTGATGCCGGAAGAAGCATGGGGCGTGGTGCTTCTGCTTTCTTCTGCAACGCAGATCACCATCGTTGCCGGAGAGTATTTCCACTGTGGGCTTGCTCGTGCATTCGCCGGATGGAACGCAATGCTGTGGGGGTTTTTGTGCGTCTCAATGCTGATGTCGGTATCTCCACCACCAGCAGCCATTGGCGGTGAATTGGCTCTTGCCTTCGCCGCTTTTTGGGTCTGGGTCAGGCCATACATCTTGAAAGACATATACGACAGGGCAGAGCATGCATCCAGATTTTGAGAACAGCCAGCACCCCCTGAGAAGGGCATCTGACATGGCTCCCCCGCCTCCTCCGCAGCATCAACAGTGTTCGTGTGGCAAAGAGGTCATGGAAGCTCTCCAGCGCATCGAGGGTGAACTGCGTGACATGCGGCATGGCATGGGCACGATCCGCACAGCGTTTGTCAGGAATGACTTGGGCCAGCCCGATTACGAGGGTCACCGCCAAGCGCATCTCGGCATGATTAAAAAGACGCAAGAGATCGACCAGATCAAGACAGCCGGAACCCTAAAGGTCGTTGGCATCGTCGTTGGCGCGGTGGTGCTGGTGTTCATGTCCGGACTGTCGGCGCATCTTCAGAAACTTGTGGGGGGTTGAGCATGAAAACAAGTCAACGCGGCGTTGCGCTTTTGGTCGAGTTCGAGGGGTTTCGAGGCAATGCTTACATCCCCGTCCCCGGCGATGTACCGACCATCGGTTTCGGCTTCACGAAAGGTGTGAAGATGGGCGACACCATGACGCTCTACGATGCAAAGGAGCGGCTGAAGAAGGAGCTTGTCGAGTACGAGCATGGCGTGATGTCTGCCCTCACTCTGCCGCCCACGCAGCCGGAATTCGATGCCTGTGTGAGCCTAGCGTTCAACATCGGCGTTGCCGGGTTCAAGCGATCCAGCGTAGCCAAGGCTCACAACCGTGGAGACAAGCAAGCAGCCGCACGTGCCTTCGCCTTGTGGAACAAGTCTGGCGGCAAGGTCTACGCAGGACTGACCCGCAGGCGTGCGGCAGAGGCTGCGCTGTACCTGACCCCTGTCGAGCCTGAGCAAGTCGATCAGCCTGAAATGCCGCAGACCGTAGACGCAGAGCGCCCGATGACCGCATCAACCATCAACCGCGCCTCTGTCGTGGCTGGTGGCACAGCAACCGTGGCCGCAGTGACAGAGACAGTGCAGGCAATCAACGAGGTGAAGTATGGGGTATCTCAACTGGGCGATTGGTTGGTGCCTGCCCTACTGGTGGCTGTTGTCTGCCTTGCCGGGTACATCGTCTACGAGCGTTGGCAGCAAAGGAAAGGCGGCTGGGCATGACCGAGCAATACCGCAAGCTGACTGACCGGGCCGAAAACCGGATGCGAACCCGCACGGCCCGTGAACAACTTGCCGAGACGCTGCGGGAGTTGAATCGCGGCCCGGACGACGTGATCCCGGACAGTGACGATGCGTCAATGCAGGGTTACTGGCCCAACGGGGAGTTGCCACGATGAACCACAAGCGCAAGAAGCCGAAGAACGCCAGATGCGGGTGTCTGATGTGCAAGCCACACAAGGCAAACGGCTGGTCGTGGGCAAAGCGGTATCCCAAGCTGGCAGCGTATGCCAATCAGGATGAGAAGGATCAATGATGCTCCCGCTGATCTTCGCCGGAGTGACTGCTGTTGCCAGCATCACCGGGACTTACTTGTACACAAGGAACCACTATGAGACCGTCTTGGCTGAACGTGCCGCCGAGCATGCCAATCAACTGGCTGCAGCCAACGCAAGCGCACTGGCAGAAACACTCAAGCTACAGAAAGCTAAGGATGAAGCAGAGCGCAAAGCCGCGATCCGGGTGGCTGCTGCTCGCGCTGATGCTGCTCGTAACGCTACTGCTCTCAGCATGTTGCACAACGCCGCAGACAGCGCCATCCGTAGCGCCAGCGATTCCCACTCCACCTGTCAGTCAGTTGCAGCCACCAGCACAGACCTACTCCAGCAGTGCAGCGCAAGATATAGAGACGTGGCAGCAGCGGCTGATAAAGCTATCGGGGAAGTAATGCTTTTGCGCGACGCTTGGCCAACTTCGCATCAATAAATGCGTCTAAATTGCCATCGCATTTGTTGATCCAGTTGAATACTGTCCTTTGAGGCACGCCGATTGTTTCAGCAAGTGCTGTGCAAGTCATGTCCACGCCGTGAAAAATCACATGCCGATTGTCGCGCCTGTTGTTTTGCTGCTCTTTGACTGTTGCCCACCTACAGTTGCTTTTTTCATACCCAATATCTGGATTGATCCTGTCAAGTGAATGGGTCTTGGATGGCTTTCTACCCATATCCCTTAAAAAGCATTCGTATGAGCTACGCCAATCTGTACAAACAGTTATACCTCTACCGCCGTACAAATTATAAGAAGGGTGTTTAGCGTTTGAGCATCTTTGAATCATGGAGTGCCATGTAATGTACTCCGTGGTTCGGCCCCTTCCAGCATCGCCATGAGTGACGTTTACGCGCCAGTTTATTGGCTTTTTCTTTCCAATATCGGATCGTATGCACCCGCAACTTTTCGTGCCAGAAGTTCCGAATCCTTTAGTTAGTATGCTGACAAATTTTCCGCAGTCGCACAAGCATCTCCATATCGCGGATCGCGACCCGCTATGAATCCCTTCAAACGACACGGCCACTAACTTTCCGTGTCTTTGACCTGTCCGGTCTTTTACTTTTGCGCGACTCGTTTCGTTGAAGTCTACAATGCTGATAGCCATGCTGTTGTTCCTCCAGAACAATGATGTGGTTAGAGGCCTCGTTGTGTTACCAGCACAACGGGGCTTTGCTATTTTAGCTCAGGCTGACGGACATGCTACAGACGCAATGACGCTGCGGGATGCGTGGCCCAGGTGAAAGGCTACAATCTGAGGCTTTGCGCGATTCGGTGTGACTCGGTGAGTCCCGCTTAAATCCCGCGCAACAAGCCGAAACCCGCGTGGTTATTGAGTTGACGACTCTCCCCCCGCGCACCAAGTGTTAAAAACGCTTGAGCAAAGTCGATTCAATCCGAGTCGCACACAGACCCCGTTTCTCCTATGAGGATCGGGGTTTTTTCTTGTGCGGCCGACATCGACAAGTCACGCACAGTCGCACCGATTAACGCCGTGTCGTACACTGCTTTCCCGCGAGAATCCCGCATTGGTTCCCGCGCAAGGCATGGCGTACATCAGAAAAGTGAAGGCCGGATACCGGGCCGAGGTAGAAAGAAAAGGCGTTCGTAGGAGTCAGACGTTCTCAACCAAAGGGGCGGCTGCGCTATGGGCTGCACAGACTGAGACGGAGATTCTGAAAGAGTCGAAAGCGCAGTTTCCTAGTAAGACTCTGGCTGACGCGATTGATCGGTATGTGGCCGATGTCAGTTCACGAAAGCGTGGCGCACATGCTGAAGAACTGCGGTTCAACGCCATCAAGCGGGAATTTCCCGCGTTGTGCGGGAAGCTGCTTCACGAAGTCACACCGTCAGACATTGCCGGGTGGCGTGATGCTCGGCGCAAGGTGGTCAGCGATTCTTCTGTAGTCCGGGAAGCGGCAGCGTTCCGCAACCTGTTCAACGTGGCAAGGGATGAGTGGGGCTGGTGTGGCGATTCACCGTGGGCAAAAGTCAAGCTGCCGCCAAAAGGCCATGCCAGAACCCGTAGAACGTCCACCAGCGAATTTAAATTGATGATGAGGCATATGGGCTTCATCACAAGGAAAGCGCCTGTAACGCCTCAATCTGAGGTCGCATGGTCGTGGCTGGTGGCACAACACACAGCGATGAGAGCCGGGGAGATTCTGAGCCTGAAGCGTTCAACTGTTGACCTTGTGAAACGTGTTGTCACGCTGCACAGTCACAAGACGCTGGAAAGAGAAGGGGTGAGGTTTGTTCCGTTCACCAGGAAAGCAGCCAGGGTACTGACTGTTCTGGATACGGCGGCGCGTGAGGCAGGGCGTGATGCCTACTTCACCATCAGCGGACATTCGCTGGATGTGCTGTTTCGCCGGGTGCGTGACCGCCTGCTGATTGAGGGGCTGCACTTTCACGACAGCCGGGCAGATGCCTTGACCCGGTTGTCAAAAAGGATGGACGTGATGAGGTTAGCCAGGGTGTCAGGCCACAGAGACTTGCGGCAGCTTATGTCGGCGTATTACCGAGAGACTGCCGCAGAGGTAGCTGCGTCTATTTGATTGATGGTGGCCTGTGCTGAACTCAGGCTTATGGGGTACGACTTTGGCTCACAACGGCTTGCGCCGCTTTGCTGTCAACCACGCCCCAAGTACGTGTTGCGCATCAGCCTGCGCAGTCACCATCACGGATGCGGGTTGCTTACATTCGGCGGTGTGCCTACTGCGCTACCCGGTGCATCGGTACGGGCATGCACTCCCGTCCAACCCGCATGCGTGATGGTGATGGTGGCCGGACTTGAACCAGCGCACTGACGCCGCGCTCACAGGGCATTTCCTCCCCGTTGCTTATTCGGCCATCTGCTCTACCAACTGAGCTACACCACCAAATCTATTTTATCCCCATCCACTTCATCACCTCAGCCTTGCGCCAACGCTTGAGGCGCTGACTCAGGGCAACGGCTGGTTTTGGGAAGTCTGGCCGTTTGACAATTCGGCCTACACAATGAGCGCGGGTTACACCGAGCATCTGTGCAATGTCTTTTGTGTCAATCAGGTCGTTCATTCAACACCCCCTTAATCGCTGCGATGGCTGACATTCGGCGCTTTGCTCCATCGGTGTCATAGTCGTTGGCAAGATTCAATGCCTCCAACGCCTGCTTCAGCACAGCATCACGCTCAATGGCTTTCATCTGCAAGTCGGCAACTTGAGTCGCAAGTGTCATCACCTGACAACGCAACTCCACCACAGTGACGTCACGCTCCCGGATCATGCTGACCATTTCCAGTACGGTGGCTGGGTTGGCTGTGGCGATGTGAACACCCGTAGCGTCTTGCAACTTTTCACCGTTCAGCATGTATTGCAGATGACCCCATCCACGAATGTCGGCCACCATGTAAGTGTTACCAGCCCACACGGTTTGCCCGGTTGGCTCATAGCGCCACGGTGCTTCATATGGCGCAGCCTTCGCAGCCGCTTCGATCTTGTCAATGTCGATCATGTCTTTTCTCCTGTGATGCCGGGTATGTGCATCCAATACTCGACGTTGAACTTGTAGTCGCCACCCATCCATGTGTCGTAACCGACTTGATTGGTGTCCGGGTTGAACCAGAACACGCGCACGCCTTCGGGTGGATACTGGTCACTGGTCTTGATCCACGGTGTCAGCGGCTCCCGGCGTGGTGGGTGGGTGAACAGTGGCGTTGCCTTGGTGTACCACTCGTCTGTATGCGGCAAAACGGCCCCATCGGGCATTAGCCAAGCCACAGGCTCCTGCTCCGGCTCTGCCAATGCCGCCTGAAGCTGCTCCAGAACCTCAAGCACATCGCGTGAGTCGTATTCCGGGCCTCCTACCTTGAGCATGGTGATTGCCCGATCAAGAAGCTCTTTGCGTAATGCTTCACTCATCATTCACTCCAAAATGTTTGGCCCACTGTTTCCGCACTGCGCTCTCGATGGCGCGGGCAAAGTCCTTGGCATACAGCCAACGTGTTCGCAGCGGTTCAATCGCATCTGGTGGACATTCACGCAAGCAATCGCGCAGCATCTCATCCGTCAACCGTGGCGGCACAGGTGTTTGTGTTTGTGCTTGCGCTGCCGCAAACTCTCGCTCCCGACGCACGAAGTCGGCAGCTTGCTCTGGTGCCATTTGGCCCTGTGCGAGGTCTGCGTCCCAATGGGCTACGACTTCGTTGATGGGAGTGGTTTCTGACGGCGGTGTTTGCACATGAGCCACAAGCATTGCAACGTGTCGTAGATCAAGCGGTCTGCTCGGCCTCTCGTTGAGCCACTTCCCAACATCACGCGCAGCTTCGGCAACCGTCTCGGCTTGTGGGCCGTGGTCGTGTGGTGTTTGTGCTGGGGGTGAGGCACGGTAGAAGATTGCCACCTCAAACAGATGTGGCTTGTCTTGCAACTCAAGATAGCGTCGCTCATCACAAGTGCAGAAGTCATTCAGACCCTTGCGACGGAAGGCGTAGACAGGCTCCCCCGGCTTCACCGCATCAGGTTGTGCTTGGGGTGCGGTGTGGCTCCTTGGGTCGCGCTCGGCCAACCTGCCTTGCTCGTACATCCAACGGTCACGCGCCGTGGCTGGGGGCACCATGTCAACCATCAGACCACCCGGCTTCAGCGCAGCCTCAAGGGATGCTTTCAGTGCTAGGGCTTTTTCCAATGCTTGCTCGTTGCTCACGCTGCGCAGTTCGAGTGCCAGCGCCATCAGTTCGTTAATTTGCTGGCTCATGATTTCATTGCCTCATCAATTTCGCGCCGGATAAATGTCCCGGACGTTGTTCGCAACAAGTGACATGCGCCAACGTCGTTGTCAACGATCCACTGCATACGCTCTGCATCCTTGCGTAGCTCTGCGTTCTCACGTTCAAGCTTCTCTATTCGATCCGCTGCTTGCGTAACGATAGTGTTCGGGTCGTCGCCGCACATGCGGCGCAGCCGTTGTACTAAGTCAGTCATTTCTTGTGTGCCTCCAATGTTTTCAGGGCGTCACGCATGGCGAACAGTGGTTGCATGCACACCCGGCAAGGTTGCAGAGGTACAAGCTGTTGCAGCATGTAAGCCCCAGACGGTTCACCTTGAGAGTGCTTGCTGGCGTACGGCTTCGGTTTCTCCGTTGACAGTTCGAGGTTGTTGCCGCAGTCGGCACATACAAACTTCGTGATCAGGTATTCGCGCATACATCCTCCGTTGCTGCGAGTGCTGCTTTGGCGACTCTGATGGCGCGTTGTGGGTCTAATACGGCATCAACATGGGATGTACCTGCGATCAACAAAAGACCATCCCGCAACTGCCGAATAGCTTCGTGCTGCTTGCGGAGCATTGCTGATGCTTCGTAATGTTTGAACTCTCCTATGTCGGAGTCGTGATCCAGTTGATCGGCCAATTGCAAAGCGTTCACATCAACCCCCTGAAGATCAGAATTAAATAGATTGCGAAGGTGAAACACACATTGCAAAGCAGCAACCCCACTGCAATCCTCAAAATCAATGAGTCACGGTCTGTTTTCACATCAACCCCCGCACAATCAACACCGCACCGATGACCATGAAGCTGCATGCCAGCACAAGCCCGATGACGAACGTGATCCGCACGATGCGGTCGATGTCTGGGTCTACCTCAAGGGCTTCCAGTTCGCGTTGCCAGTCGTTCATGATTCCCTCGCTTTCAGCATGGAGTCGGCCATTTCGTATGCGCCCCTTGCGATCACGTCAGTGTTTGGCGCGTCTTGGCTGTTCAGCCCGCAATAGCCCTTGTCGTAGGCATCCAACATGATCTGCATCGCCTTCGCGGCAAAAAAGTCACGCATGGTCATACCTAACGAGTACATATCGCCGCGTTCATAGCGCGGCGTGGGGAACGCTGGCCCGCCGTCTGTTCGTTGCGTCATTTCAATTTCCCTCCGAGTACAAGGTTCGACAGCCGGTTGTCTCCGCGCTGACAGTTGCGGTGTTCGACCTTCCTGGTCGGCAGTTGGCCGTAAACATGCAGCAGAGCCAGTCTGTGGACGTATTGGCGTTTCCCGGCAAAGATCGTGAACTTGTAGCCCCGTTCGTCGGTCGTAGCGCACACGTGCCCGGCCTTTGCCATGCCATTGACCGTGACGCGGCGTGTAAGTACCCCGGTGTCGGGGTCGTAGTTGAAGTGGTGCCGAACGGATTCGGCTGTGAGTTCTTGTTTCATGGTGTTAGGTGCCCGTGGCAGGAGTTAAGCGGACTCCAGCACTTGGCTTCGACGCATGCGCCCCTTACGCCGCTGTGCGCACCTGCCTCAGACTTGAGTACAGACACAGCTTCTACGCTTCTGCTTCGTGCTTGCCACGGGCGTAACTTGTTAGGCTGATAGGCGAAGCCTGCTCAGAAGGTCGGCCAAATGTGTGCGCGAAAGCATTGGCTGCGGAACGCGAGCTATCTTCACCCTTCCACATTTCTCACATTTAATTGCCTGAAGTAATTTGCCTTCGCCTCCAAAGTGATCTACATAAGGCGCAGACCAATTGCCATACTTGTGGATACAGAATTTCATGCCGCGTCCTTAACGAAAGTCCCGTCAGGCATCAGCGTGCCGCGTCTGTCTTTGATTTCCGAGTAGGCCAACTCCAGGCACTCGACCAAATCAATGTCTTTCAGGGCGCAATAGTTGATGAGGCACGTAACCACATCACCCACACCATCACGAACGCCAGCCATGTTTCCTTGGCTCTCTGCCTTGAACAGTTCGGCCAGTTCCTCCAAAGCCTTGTTCAATTGCGCTTGAGGCGTTGCATTGGGGATGATTTTTCTGGCCTCTGCCCATTGCAAAATCTTCATTTCAACTGCTGCGTAGCTCATATCAACTCACTCACTTTCTTTGTGTGACCAGACCGCACTTGCGCGGCTACTAACCGAATTGCTTCTTCGTACTTGCTGCGAGGCACGCTCTGACGTTGCAGATCGTGGTACTCCAGCATGTCGCGCATGGCTTTGATTGCTGGCCCTGTCAGCCCCATCTTTCCAGTACGCTCAAACCGTCCGGCGGCATCTATCAGATGCCTGCTCAACGCCCGTGTTGTCTCCAAGGCTTCAGGGCCAATACCCATCTCTCCCATGACTTGACACAAGTTGTTGGCTGCGTTGATGTCTTGCCACTCTGTCAAACCACCTTTGCCGTGAACCAATGCATCCAGCGAGGCAAGCTCTCTCAGTCGCAGCTTGTCAAGCTCATGCTGTGGCGTGATGCAGGCTCCCCTGATGGCGTGTTCGACGGGGTTGATGAGTGCCCAGACTTTGCGGTTTCGCTTGGGCTTGCTTCTCATCTCTGCAACCGATCCGGCATAAACCTCTCAACACCACGACCCACGCACATGCTCAGAGGTGGTGCCCACTCCTGCACCTCATCGCCTCGCCGTGATCCATGTTGCTTGTGATCCTCTGCACCGGGCCGAGCAAGTTCCCAACGTGGCGCGATCCATGACCCGGTTGTGGTGCCGTTGCGGATGGGCTTGTCTTTCGGCGGCTTGATTGCGTCTGTGTTGGCGACTGCGCCTTGTGACCATTTGTGAGGTGTGTAGCCGGGGCCGTTGGTAGGCTGGGTCAAACCAGTGGGTTTGCGGTGCAGATGCGCTGTCGTTGGCTTCGGTGGCTCGACAGGCCGCACCAGTGCAGGCGCGTCGAACGGAATCCACCAGACAGCGCGGCTGGTACGCAGGCCGCGTTTGATCTGCTCTTTGTGCTTGAGCCGTTCAACGATCTTGCGCACGCTGCGCTCTGTCTCTCCGGTGATCTGCACGAGGTCGGCAATGGTGATGCCGACGGACTTGTGCATCTGGACTTGGGCGAGGATGAGTAGGTCTAGGTCTTGCATGGGCAATAAAAAACCGCCTCAGTGGGCGGTTATGGAAGGTTGCTGTGTGTGTCTCTTGTCAAGACTTTCTCTATCGTCCTGATGTGGACTCCGAACTGGCGGGCCAAAGCCTCGTTGGACAGGTTGTCCCTGATGTGCCTTCTCAGGGACTCCCTTTGTCTAGCTGCTGACCGAATGGTGATTACGTCCATGTCAAGCAGCTTTGTCTGAGGTAGCTCTTGACCTCGTGCTGCGTACCAATCTCTTCGACTGTCGTACACATCGAGGTCAATGCCGTGCTTTGACATGCGGCCCATTACTTGATCGTCAGCCGGTCTTTCTTCACCAGCCGCGCACCGGGTATTTCCATGCCATCCTTGATGCATCGCTTGATCAGCGTCTTGTCTGGTTCGTAGCTGACAGGAATTTCCCGGTAGCAATTCGGCGGCAGAAGAGCCTCGCTGTAAATCTCGACTGACTCATCCCGGCCAACTTGCAAAGTTGCCTTGAACAGTCCGCGTTCGTCCTTGATTTCGGTGATGCCTGCTGCGGTCATGTGGCTTTGCAGGTAGCTGCGCAGCCAGTCCTGGCGCTTCTCTGCGGTCTTGACCTTTGCGGTCAGTTCCTTGATGTACGCCTTGACTGATTCAATGTGGAGGTCTTGCTCAATCAGGTATGCAGTGGTGGCGACTGCTTTCTGCGCCACCAGTTCACGGGCCTTTTCAAAGCCTTCAGGCATTTCGCCTGTTTCTGGGTCAATCTGGTCAAGCAGTTCGCGCACTGCTTCTGTCGCGGTGTGAAGTGTGATGTGCATAAAAAAAGCCGCTTGTTAGGCGGCTCCGTGTTGGGTTGATGAGTGGTCAGAAAGGAATATCTGACGGGTCAAAATCGTCTTTAAACCCGCTGCTTGCAGGTGCAGGCGCAGGCTTGGAAGATGGCCGCTGTGATGGTGCGCTGCGTTGCGGGGCTTCCTCACGCTTGCCACCTTGCAGAGCAACATCGTTCACGCGGATCTCTTGGGCTTTCTTCTGCGTTCCGTCCTTGTCGGTGTATTCGCGTTCTGTCACAACACCTGAAACAGTGACCGCCTGACCTTTCAGCAGATAGTTTGCGAGGCTTTCAGCACGCTTTCCGAACAGCGAACAACGCCACCAGATCGTCGGTTTGTCTTTACCCTGGCTGTCTGCCACATAGAAAGATGCAATCGGATCGCCGTTTGGCATGTACCTGATTTCTGCGTCTTTGCCGAGTTGGCCTGCTACTGTGATGACGTTCATGCTGTTGCCTTTGCTTTCAGTTTGTTAATGATTGGTGTGTATGCATCTGCGGGAACATCCCGGAGCGCAGTGATTTCATGCCCGGCGCACTTGCTAACCCACTTCATGAATGCAGCAAAGTCGCGGCCATCAAGCAATGTGCTGATTTCGCTGACTTGCTGCTCGTTGAGTGTTGGCGCAGAGCGTTTCTTGGACTCTTCAGCAGCCCATTCGACATAACGGGAATCGTCCCATTGACCGCTGAAGATGTCGCCAGCAAAGCCAAGCATTGACAAGCACTTGACCATGCCATCCGTGACAGACTTCTTCGGTGCATCTTCGTCAACCGTGAATTTGCCGGAGCTTGTTACATAGCTGGATCGCGTTTGCCCCATCTGCTCGATTGCGCCTCGCTTGCCATCCAAGACATACCAGACGCGAACCAATGCGACATGCAGCGATTCAGTGTCGCCAAACCGTTCAAAACGTTCGCTGACGACTTCAATCCCCCATCCGATACCGCAGGGGCCGAATGTCTTTGTAGCCTGCTCAATGAGCCAATATGGCTTCGGGCTATTGCCTTTGTATTGCTTGCCTGTGATTGGCTTTACTGCTGATGGATCGGTCACGCAAACCGATTGCCAAAGTTGCATGTTGTTCATGGAATTTCTCCGGTGGATAAGGAATGTTAAAACGTTCACACGCTTCACGAATTACGTGATCTGGCAGTTCACCTTGATAGGCACAGAACAGCAGATCAGAAAGGAATTCTGTGTTGTTCATCAGAATCCCCTATAGGCAATCTTTATCGCTTTTCTCAAGCTGTAAAGAAATGGATTACGTTCACGATAGAACTTGAACAGTCGATATGCGGTAAACATTAAACCCCCAATGCTAATAGAACACCGATTGCAATTCCGACAACAATTGCCGTTGCCACATCAAGATACTTTTCATTGATATGGCGTGTCATGGCATGTTTCCTTGAAAGTCCGGTGAATGCTTTTCTGAACAATTGGAAGCGTCAGAATTCGACGTTCAGCAATTGACCATGCTTCATTCCAAGCAGAACCACCGTAAATCAGGCCGTTCAGTTTCTTGCCTGTCTCGGCGCAGATCACTTCAATGTCGGTCACATAGTCATCATCAATTTCGACATTGATTAGACATCGGTCGTTATCCTCGCCTAGCCTTGCCTCAGTTGTGTAGTCAACTCTCATGTGACCTCCGGGAATAAAAAAACCCGCCAAACATTTCTATCTGGCGGGCGAAAAATCAGGCCGACACGTAACCGAGCAAGGTTGATGAAAAAGCCTGATCAGGGAGTAAACAGAAGCCGACTCAGTGAATCGGCTTTTGCTTTGCCACTCTTGCGAATGACAGCGAGGGCCTTGTATTGCGCATTCCCTCTAGCTACTGGTTCCCGCCTCTCAGTTGGCGCTCAGTCCTCTAGCCCCGTTGGCTTCGACCTCTGTCCGCTTCGTTTGCGGCATGGGATGAATTATCACGATTGTGATTGCCTGTGTCAACACGTTTGCAATATTTTTTATCACAGTAGGAGTAAACCCCAGTGCAACAGGCGTAAAAAAACCGCCCTTGAGGCGGTTCTTTCTGTTCGGAGAGACTCAGTTACAAACGGTTCGCCATTGATTCCAGACCCATTGACTTGTGCATGTAGTCTGGTTTCTGTTTTGCAGTAGCGGGTTGTTTGAGAGGCTTTGCAGTGTGTTGTGCACGTTTGCCTGTCGTTGTGCAGCATCAGCTTTTTGATCGGACTCAATGGACTGAAGCATTGCAGAGTGCCTCTTCCTGCGCTCGTCTTCAAACTGTTCTGGCTTCAAATCTCCCGCTTCCATGCGCCTGGCAAGTGGGATCATTTCGGCCAGGTACACGCGATAACGAGTCACGCCAGTTGCTTGATGCCACTCAAAAGTCTTTGCGTGTAGTTGCTCGTATGCCTGAGACAGCTTGATCTCTTTGGCTTCAACCTTGTTCCGTGTTTCAAGGTTGTATTTTTCCAGCGCCTCTGTATGGCTTTGGATCGCTGGGTTTGTGACACATCCGGCAACCGCAATCACCGACGCAATCAATAGCTTCCTCATGACTTCACCTCCTTAACGAACGCACTTCTTCTTGCCCTACCGGCGACAAGATGGATAGACATCACATCGCAAGACTGAAGCGTCAATGGGCCATAGTGGTTATTGACGCTTAACAACTGTATCTCTCCGTCACGCTGCCAGTTCAATTCCTTTAGAAGTTTTCTTCCGTCTGTTGTCGAAACGACAACATCATCTCCTGTCTGAGGCTCTATTGATGGCTCTATGACGATGTACTCCCCGGCACGGTAACGCGGGTGCATGGAGTCGCCGCGCACTCTGAGCGCATATGCGTTTGCGTCGGTTGTTGGGTAATCGACAAACCCATCGCCGTGACCCTCTGGGTATTGCAGCTCATCTATGTAGCCGTCAGAACCTCCCTTTACTTCACCCACTACGGGAACCCCTTTCTTTGGTTTAAGTGAATCAGCCGTCTCTACGTTAGTTTGGTTGCGTATCAAAACTTGATCCGGCTCATCAACCAGTCTTGCCTGTACTTCGATCCACTCACTTATCAGCATCGGGCCTTCACCGTCTATCAGCCAATCAAGCGACGCATCAAGCACCCTGGCTAGCTTGATGAGCGATCCCTTGCCCGCTCTCTTACCGGCTTCAATGTTTCCGACTGTGCCCTGAGACACATCGGCAACGACTGCAAGCTGTGTTTGTGTCCAGCCCTTGCGGTCACGCAAATACTTCAAACGTGTTGCGATTGTATTCATGTCAGACATGATGACATTCCTAATGTGTTGACAGCGACTATCACAATCGTGATAATCGCCACATGAACCCAATGCAAACACTTGAACAAGCCATAGAAGCCGCTGGCGGTGTCAGCGCCTTGGCCCGATCTCTTGGCGTTGCCCAGGCAACAGTCTCTAACTGGAAACTTCGAGGCTCCATCCCTAAAGGGTGGCTGAAGGTCATCCAGATTCAATACAAAAAGCACCTCAAGCCAATCAAAGAGGTTGCTTGAATGAGCAACACGGAGATTCGATTCGAAGTCGAACGAGACGACCTTAGCGTTTTGGACGGATACGTTCAAGCGACAGGCAAAAGCAGGGCTGACGTTCTGCGAATGTTGCTTAGTGAATGGTCGGAAAAGAAGTTGCATGAGGCAACTTTGATCTGCCGTGTTGCCGGAGTCAATCCAGCCATGCCGGAATCGCACCGGGAGCGCCCGGCATCGAGGTTTCACGGATGACTGTTGAATCCTATACATCCAAATTCAACCGCGTTATCTACAACGACGGTTTAAGCCAAGTTCACTTCAACACTAAGACGCAAACGCTGGCTTTGTTTGATTTGCACATGAAACCGACATCAATTATTGGCCTAACGCCAATTTCACTTCGACAACTTGCTTTGCATTTTCTTAATGCGGCGCATGAGATTGAGGAGTCTTGGAAATGACTGACGCATACGGATTTGCGCACAAGTACGTCCAGCTAACCAGCGAACCATTTTCGCCAGAAGCAGTTATTGAGGCTGCTGCGGTGTGTGGAATCGTCTTTCAGGATCAGCGTGGATGGGGGAAGGTTTTTCGGTTGCTCAGCAAGGATGGACTGATCAAACCCGCTGGGCTGTTTCCAAGAAAAACGAGTAACGGGTCTGTGCGACCCGGATGGGTGAGGGTGTGATGCATTACTACCAACACCATATTGGCGACTTCATTAGAGACACATCGCGTTTGTCGGATACGCACCTTGCTGCGTATATCCGGATGATCTGGATGTACTACGAATCTGAGCAACCACTTCCAGATAACGCAAAGGTTATTGGTCTCAAGGTTGGTGCAGATGCTGAAGTTGTTTCGCTCATTCTTGAAGCGTTTTTCAAGCGTGATGGTGACGTTTGGAGACACACTCGCTGCGAAAAAGAGATAGCGGAATATCACCAAATCCGTGAACGCAACAACACCAATGGCCGCAAGGGTGGAAGGCCAAAGAAAACCCACTCGGAACCCACAAATAACCCAGTGGGTTTCCAGTCGGTTTCCAGTGGGAACCCAGTCGCAACCCATACGGAACCCAGCAATAACCCAGACGAAACCCTAACCATAAACCATAAACCAATAACCATTAATACAGCTACTAACGTAGCTGAGGCTGACGCCTCAATGGTTGACCAGTTGACCAAAAAAGAGCTTTGGGATGCTGGAAAAAGCTTGCTGGAAAGGTCTGGCGTTGCAAAAGCCCAATGCGGCTCGTTTGTCGGCAAGTTGGTGAAGGACTATGGCGAGCAAATCGTCGTTGAGGCAGTCCGAAGCGCAGTTGTTACGCAACCGGTTGACCCATCCGAATACCTGAAAGCAATTTGCATGCGTTCTTCTGGAAAGCGCAAAGGTTCAGGCACCTCTCGCCACATGGGTTTTGAAACGATTGACTACACACAGGGGATAAACGATGACGGTTCTTTCTGACAATCACCACGACAAACTGCACTCGCTTTTGTTGCACACGAGCCAGGCAAAGGGAATTGCAAAAGTTGGTCGCATGCAGGTCAATTGCGACAGACATGGGCCTTACATGGCCGATGGAACGCGCCTGACAAGTCGGACGATTTGGTCTGTTTGCCCAGCATGTACGGCTGACATGAAGCGCCGCGAGGATGAGAAGAAGGCCGAAACAGCCCGCATTGCTGCCATGCATCTTCGCTCACGTCAGATTGAAGAAGTTGGTGTTCCGGCTCGTTTCGTTGGCAGAACACTTGCCACATTCAAGGCAGAAACCGATGAACAGCGCAAGGCATTGGCAATCGCTACTGAGTACGTCAATAACTGGTCTGATGTTTACAAAAAAGGCTCGTGGCTGGTATTCGGCGGTCAGCCCGGCACAGGAAAGAGTCACCTTGCTATTGCCATTCTTCAGGCGCTGATGCCAGCCCATGTTGGTCGTTACATGACCTGCATGGAGCTGTTCCAAAAGATTCGCGGAACGTGGCGAAAGGACTCTGAATTGTCGGAGCAAGAGGTGATTGCGCAACTGGCAAGCGTGCCATTGCTGGTGATTGACGAAATTGGTGTTCAGAACGGCACAGATTCCGAAATGCTGCATCTGTTCGATGTGCTGGATAAGCGTTATCGGGATTTGATGCCAACCATTTTGCTTACGAACCAAAACAAAGACGGGTTTCGCCAGTTTGTCGGGGATCGTGTTTATGACCGCATGACCGAGTGCGCTAAGTGGGTGCCGTTTGCATGGCCTAGCTATCGGCCAATTGCACGCAAGGAAATGCAGGATGCGTGATCAGTTCAACCACGAAGAACTTGAAGCCATGCGAATCCTTGATGCAGTCAAAGCAGGCATCGATGTTCCAGAAACGGCAATTACGTGGGCACTTTGGGTAACGGGTGATCTGGTTGGACAAGCAGCATGACTTTGAACACGCAGCCAATTGGTACACCTATCTCGCCCAGCAGCCAGGATGGATTGACCACTGCCGACACGCAGTCCAAGAACTCGAAGCGGACAACTCAGGGGTCTACAAAGGGTTACGGCTTGCAGTCCGGGAACGGATCGAAAAAGCCAAAGCAGAAAAAGTGCAAGGTCTGCAAAACCTTGTTCACGCCAAATAAGCCCCTACAGTGCGTTTGTTCTGTTGAGTGTGCCATGAGTATTGCCGCGAAAAGAAAAGCGAAGGAAGGTGCCATTCAAGCCCGAACAGAGGCATTGAAAGACCGTGCCAAACGTGAAAGCCTCAAAACACGGAGTGAATGGGCGGCAGAGGCGCAAAGAGAGGTCAACAGATACGTTCGTTTGCGTGATGTGCATCTTGGGTGCGTCAGTTGCGACAAGCCAGCCAATTGGGATGGTCAATGGCACGCATCTCACTTCCGCAGTGTTGGTGCAGCTTCAGCGGTCAGGTTCAACCTTTGGAACATTCACAAAAGCTGCTCAGTTTGTAACAACTGGAAAAGCGGAAATCTGAGCGAATACGAGCCAAGGCTACGGCAAAAAATTGGTGACGAAAAAGTTGATTGGCTTCGTTCGCAAAATCAACTGACAACGTATTCAATTGAATATCTAAAAAGATTAAAGGCTGTAATGAAAAAGAAAGCAAACAGGCTGGAGAAAAAACAATGACATTGACGCATGAAAGACTTGTAGAAGTTCTGGCATTCAATGCTGAAACTGGCATGTTTAACTGGAAAGTTAACTTGAAAGGTGGCGTGAGGTCTGGTGATTTGTGTCAATGCAAGGATTCATCCGGATATGTCGTCATTAGGATAGATGGCAAGTTGTACAGGGCGCATAGGTTGGCATGGATGTTTGTGAATCGTGTTTACCCTGATAAATCTATAGATCACATTAACGGCGTAAAGTCAGACAATAGGATTGCTAATCTTAGGCTCTGCTCAAGGTCTGAGAATGCTCAAAACACAAAAGCGCACGCTGACAGTAAAAGCGGAATTAAAGGCGTTTACTACTGCAAACACAATAAACGTTGGATAGCAAGCATCTGTTTAAACGGTGCTCGTTATGGATTGGGTTACTTCAAAACATTGGAAGACGCTGCGCAAGCAAGGGCAAATGCAGAGAAGCGCATTCATCCATACGCTAGAGCCATCTGATGAGTGAAGTCTTAGTAGTTGAACTGCACAACCGTCCGCAAGCATGGGCGGCAATCAAGGCGCAGGTATTCCCGTTCCTCTCACAAGTTCTCCAAGGTGGTCACAGGTGGGTATTGACCATCTCCAAAAGGAAGAGAACGCAACCACAAAACAGGCGGTATTGGGGGAAAGGCGTCTTGGCCCAGGTTGCAGAGCAAGCAGTTGTGAACGGAAAACTGTACCCGGCTGAGATATGGCACGAACAGTTTAAGCGCCAGTTTATTGGATTTGATGAGTTGCCAAACGGTCAGGTAATTGGCAAATCAAGCACTAATCTGACAACAACAGAGTTCAGTGAGTTTTGCTCACAGGTTGAGGCTTATGCAGCCAGTGAGTTAGGTGTGACGTTTTATGACTTGGAGGAAAAATGAGTGCATTAGATACACAGGTTTCTGGAAATCATTACAAGGATAAGGCTATTCAGCCTGTTCAATATATTCATGCAAATAGAATTGGCTTTTTTGAAGGCAACGTAATCAAGTATGTAACTCGCTGGCGTGACAAAGGTGGTATTGCTGACTTGAAAAAGGCAAAACATTACATTGAGCTTTTGATTGAACTTGAATGTCGAGAGGATGATGGGAAATGAGAATCAAACGAGTAGCCGAAACACTTCAAACAAGAGTCCAATGGTTAGGGTTGAAGCTCGAACGACACGACAATCCTGAGCATCCGAGTTATCACATGATGACAAGGGAAAAGGAAGCAATGCAATATGCACTTGATCTGGTCAGGAAAGAGATTGAGTTCCAGATGAGGAAGAGATTGGAAGATGAAAGGTACGAAAGAAATGATGACTACTTCAGAGAGTTCTACAGTCAAAATCAGCAACAACTCGGTTGCAGTTGACCAGTCCTATTACTGGCGACCATTGTCTGATTGCCCTCAAGGCGTTAAAATTCAGGCTCTGTCTAATCTAGGTGTTGCCAGATACGACGAATGGAAAGGTCAGGCTGACATAGTTGCCTGGGCACCTCTTCCAAAGATACCTAAATCACTTGCAGGTTTGGGGTAGTGTTAATTACAATTACGCCAACGCCGCGCTAGCCCGCCACCGTTGGACAATTCGCAAGATCATGAGGCCATTTTCTCATGCGTTCCTCGCCTTTAATGGCAAAGTGGGCTAGCACTGGAATGCAGTAGAAAGTGGCCTTTCTGCATTTGTACTGTCCGCACACGTTACAAGCAATGATCCATGTCCCGGATGCTGACAAGAGAAGGGATACCGCTTAATGACCCCCGGCGGTGCAGCGTTCCGTAGCGACTGCGAAAACGAGCAAACAGACCGACTATCAGCGATTGGCCCACGATACGGGTGCTCGACAATTGAATACGTGCGTTCAGCGAGTAGCAGTTACAGACTATCCACATTTATCTGTAATGGCTAAAGACTTCACAGGTCGGGAGTCTCGGGGGTCACTATGCTTGAATTAA